TGTCAACAATGGAGAGCGTGAAGGCCGATGGCGTATCGCCCCCCGCATAGGCCGCCAGTTTGGCTCCGACAGCGATAACCCCCGTTGAGCTATCGTAAGCCATCCCCGTGCCGTTCGACAGGGCAGAGCGGGCGCGGCCGTTCGTGAAGTAGAGGTTACCTCCTTCGGGCACGTCGCTTGTGTCGCCGGAAAAGTCGGCTGTGATAGCTGACCCTGCGCCACCGTCCGTAATGGCGATCGTGGGCGTCGTGGAGAGAACCCGGCCCGAACCGAACCCACCCGGCGAGGCGAGGACGACGGAACTGCCCGAGAGCGTCAGAAGATCGGCGTTCAGCGCCTCGGTTATGTTGTAGAGGTCAACAATCTGGTCGATCGTGTCATAGATCGACTGGAAGCTGTCGTTAAGCGCCCGCAGCCCTTCATTGGAGAGCCTGCCTTGGCCGTCAACGAAGGGGATGCGCTGCTGAAGGCGAGGGCGGGCTACTGCCATGCTTCGGTCGCCGCGCCAGAGATGCGGACCCTCACGCCATCATTGCCTGATATCTGATAGGCCCGATAGGGTGGTTCGATCGACCCCATGCGGTAGAGGTTCACCATGTCAACAGGGGCGCGGGCTTCCAGTTCCTCAAAATAATCCGGATATTCTTCGTGCGCGTCGTGCCAGCGGACGCGGATTGTGCAGTCCGCCGAACAGCCAACACCTATCGCCATGCTGTCGTTGCGCTGCGGGCGGCCGAGCATGGCAAGGTTGCCGGATACGGTCCATTCAATCGGCTGTTCATCATCGAAGGCGCTGTCTGCCATCATGTCCCAGGTGTCGTCATCTGTAGCAGACCCGAAGATGACGCCGATGCTGTCCGACACCGCCACATGCGGTGACCATTCCAGTATCCCGCTCGTCTGGAACCGGCACCATGACTTGGTTGATGCATCAAACACGAAGGAACCTTGCCCCGGTATGCGCAGGACATAGAATTCATGGCGATCCACGAAGAAGGTCAGGGCGGACAGATCGCCCGTTGATTTGCGGATGCGCTCGCTCAACCCCTCATCGCTGATCGCTTCAGGCTGCGCCCCTGCCCGGTAGACGATGTTGTTTTCGCCCACCCAGACCAGTGAATTGTCGAAGCGGCGCAGTGTGTCGCGGGACTTGATGCCGCGCTCATACTGGCGACCGATAGCCTTCTGGATCGGCGCGTCCGGATCGCCGGTTAACTGCCAGGGCTCGATCGAGTTCTGCCCACAGAAAAACATCTCTCCTTCAAGCCTTCGTCCAGCGATCAGTCCATCAGGCGAGCTTTCGGCCGTCACGAAGTTAAGGGCGTCGATCGCCGTTTCGCCGGGGACGATCCAGTAAATTGTCCCATCCGAGCAGGAGATGAAGACGTAGCTGTTCAGCGAATCTATATCCATCGGCGTGCTGGGGCCGGGAAGGCCGACGATATTCAGCGAATAGCCATCGGTGTAATAGATCACCCCGCCCGCCAGCACGAACAGCGTGTTGATGGATGCGGCCCAGGCAACGCGATCGGTCCCGGCTACAGCGCCAATCTCGCTATTATCCCGGTAGAGTGTTCCACCTGTCACGCGGAAGAAGCTGCTATTGATGAAATTGGCCTGGCGGAAGATGCCGCGAACCTGCCCCGTCCCCAGCGCTGTGCGCGAGGCCAACCCAGGGCGCATGATCCGCGCCAGCTTGTCAGGAGATGCGCCGCTATCGTCGCGCTCCATGTAGAGATTGACCAGTTCAACCTCTGGCTGGAAGTTCGCCTGCCGGAGATAGGCGTTCACGCCAAGCGGTATCGCAGGCATCAGAAATAGACCGTCTGGCCCATTTGGGCAGGGGAAGAAAATCGGGTGATAAGCGTGGTCTGGAAGTTCATCGCCTGCCGCGCCGTGACCTCACCCAACTGCCCGCCGAACTCATCCACGATCTGCATGGCGAGCAGGCTTTTCAGCCCTTCAGGATCACGGTCAGCCAGAGGCGCGGTGCTGTCCAGCGTCAGCCCGTCAAGCGGGGTCCAGAGCCGTTGCTGGCCGTCATAGATGTAATGGGCCGTCTGTGCGGTGAAGGCGTCGGATATGACCACCACAGAGCAGTCGCGCGGCGGGCGCATGGCGTTGTCCACCACGCCATCGGGATAATAGATCGGCTCCTCATCATAGGGCAGCGGGCGGCAAGGATCGTCGCGCCTTACAAGCTCGGGAAGATCGATCGAAAGCGTGACGTCGGAATTGCGGAAGATCCGCTCATTCTCGCCAGCGGTATAGCTCGATCCGGTCGGCACAACATCACGCAGACGACCGAACGCCCCGGAGTTGATGAGTTGGCGATAAAGCCCCCTCAGCGCCTCAAGAGCGTCCGATGCGTCCTGTGTGCGCGGCTCGCGGCCACCCGCCAGCTTCCCTATCTTCCTTAGGGCGCCATTGGTGATGCTGCGAGCCGTCGCCACTTACTTGTCCTGCTTCTCGGCAGCAGCCAGCTTGCCGCGCAGAGTTTCGACGGTCGCGGTTTCCGTGTAGGAAATGCCGCGCTCGTCCAGTTCCTTGCGCGCTGCGTCCAGTTCGGTGCCTTCAACCGGGTTGACCGGCTCGGGCTCCTTGGACTCGACGGGCTTGCTCTTCTTGAGCGAGAAGGCCGGATTGTCCTTGAACTTGGCGAGGGCAGGGGACTTGTCCTCCACCTTCACCGGCTCACCCTTGACGAAGCGGTGACCGAACTGCTCGATCACCTGCGCCTGGGGATCTTCATCCCCCAACCACGTTACCTCTGCCATTATGCCGGCTCCTCAACCATATATTCGAGGACGACCACGAAGGTGCCGGTGGTGGCGCCAGTGGTCGGGGCGACAGAGACGGTGGCGAACACGCGCGTCTTGGCGGTCGTCACATAGTCATAGGCCGTGGTAGCCAACACGTTGGTCACGCCAGCGACCGGACCTGGGGTCGATGCCGATCCGGTCAGATAGCGGTCGGTGTCGCCGGCATCACCAATGTCGATGCGCAGGCCCGTGCCGCCGCTGTCAAGGTCGTCCGACTTCACGAAGCCGCTGACGACCCGCGCGCGAGGCGGAAGGTCGAAAAGCTGGATCGTGTCATTGAGCGCAAGAGCGGCGGTGATGGTATATTCACCGCGTGCAGCGTGCGTGGTGCGCCCACCCATGCCGACACCGGACACGGGATAGGTGCGAGCGCCAGCGCGGCCACCGCCGAGCTGAAGGGAAGTCAAAGTTGCCATGATCCTATCTCCCTATCAGGCGTCAGCGACAGCGGCGTTCAGCAGGGTGACAACCCCGTACTGCTTGCCGGCGTAGCTGGTCTTCTTGATGCCGCGCAGTTCCTCGATCGCGACACCGGGGCGGAACTCGTAATCTTCCTTCAGGTCGGTGCGAAACACCGGGTCCTGCCCGTAAGCCACGGTCACGGATGACTGGCCGCAGAGGAAGTTCATGCCCACATCGATGCCCGCAGCGCCCACGCCGGTCAGGACGGGGATTTCCGGGATTTCGCGGAAGATGGTGCCGCTATAGAGCAGGTCGCCATCCTGGAAGAGCGGGTTGCGCTCGATCGCATCACCTTCGCGGGCGCGAGCCTGCGTGTTGGCATTGATGATGGTCGTGTCAGAGGCCAGATCGCGGAACGACAGGCTGTTGACGAACATCACATACCATTCACGGCCAGCGGTCATATCCGACTTGAACGGGCGGATATTGATCGAGCCAGCGGCCTGACCAGCGGTGCGCGCCATGCGCTTGGCAAGCAGAGCGGTGGAAGCCGTCAGCTTGTCATTGGTGCTGTCCACATTGCCCAGCGCGGTTGCCCAGACGCCCGACGAGGCGTTGGACTTGCTGTTCCCGAACAGGATTCGGTCGCTGTTGTTGGTGAGGAAGGTGTTGCGCTGCGCCGCCGATGCGTTGGCATAGAGAACGGAGCTATCCGTTCCTGCAATACCGTTAGCGTCGGTCGAGCCAGGGACGATGATCGATGCCAGAGCGTCGATGATGTCGTCACGCAACAGTTCAGCGTCCCAAGTCCGCAGAGCAGGCTTGGCCGCATCGAACAGGTCGATGTCGGTCTTGTAGCTGGTGGACTTCGGCACCTTGACGCCGTTCCGAATCCAGTCGATGCGGACCTGATCGTTGAAGTTGCCCAGATCGTCTTCGTTGCCCTTTAGCACCTCAGCGCCGCGAACGCCGCGACCCTTCAGGCGGGTGATCAGGGGCACGTTGATATAGGCACCGCCTTCGGTCTTCAGTTCATTCCGAACACGGATGATGTTGTCTTCCGCCACGCCCATGTAGGGCATGAAACCCGATTCACGGACATATTCTCGGAGATATTTGGTCGTCCAGATTTGCTTTTCGCTGGCGCTCGCCAGAACAACTTCTGCCATTTTCCCTTACCTTGTGAATACGGAGCCGAGCGCGCTCATCGGGCCTGTCGGCACATCCTTGACGCCACCCGAACCGGGGGCAGATGCGAGGGACCGGGGAGGCGTTGAGGCCACCTGTTGCTGCGGTGCTGCCGGGGCAGCGGTCGGGGAAGGGGCTGCGACATATCCGCGCTTGGCAGCTTCGCGGGTGAACCAGTCATCCACATTGCCGCCGATGTCGGAGAGCAGTTGATCCTTCCGGTGCT